CAGTCTGCTTTCGTGGCTGACCAAGAAATAAACTTGGTGGCATGTTTAACTGAAATTATGGTGGACGTTGAGTTTGTGTGATGATAAATTTATTCGGCGAATATGTTCAAACAGGTGAAGATTTAGCTAGACAGTTGGTAAATAAAGGATTATCTGCACCAACCGTTTATATCGATATAATTAGGTTTAATAAAAAAGAAAAATCACTTTCAATTCGATTTTTTGAAGAAGATCCTTTTAGATTATATGTTCCAGGAAAATATAGACATCCTGGAATTTATGCTATTTTTGAAGGAAAACCAGATAAAGAAAATTGTTTATATGTAGGTCTTTCAGAAACAGATACTGTTACAGGTAGGATTTATAGATTTACAAAAGAACTTTTAGATTGTTCTAGGGATGATGAAGATCATCCAGCAGCTAAAAAAGCTAGAAATAATAGGATTAATCCTATGAATCTTTATTGTAAAATCTTATTAAAGAAGGATTATCCTTCGGATATTGATATAAATGAATATATTATAGATGAATATGTTGCTGCGATTTTAAAGGCTAGATTTAATAAAAGGATCAAAAAATAGTGTCCAAGAAAGATTGGAATAGACCTTCTCTAAAAACAAAAGGTAAAAAAACTACTCATTGGCATTGGAATGAAATACCATTAGAAGAAAGAAAACATGAAAAAATGGTTGAAAAGTTTTTAGAAAATAAAGAGAATAAAAAAGAAACAAAGTAAATTATGAAAGCTAGATAATGCCTGACCTTTTCAAAGACATAGTTCCATCTATTTTACAGACTAAAAAGCCTGTAATTAATCAAGACAATGAAGGGGATTATGTTCCCTTCATTGTCAATAAGGCCTTATCATTCCATTATGATTGTATCTTACAGGCCAATGAAATGAATAGATACCCATCTACCGACCGCCTACTTCAGTACCATTATCTTCTAAATACCGTAAGAGGGTATAAAAGACCCTTCCAAAAATGGCAAAAAAGAGAAACCATTGAAGCCATAGAAGCGATTAAAGAGTATTATAAGTATTCATATGATAAAGCTAAAGAGGCTTTGATGATATTGTCGGATGACCAGATTAATGAGATAAAAAGAAAATTAGAAAAAGGTGGTTTGAAAAATGATAGACATAAACGAACTCACAGAGGTAACTCTACCTGAACCTGATAACTTCCTTAAAGTTAAGGAAACACTTTCTCGTATTGGTATTGCCTCTAAGAAAGATAAAACCTTATACCAGTCTTGTCATATTCTACATAAGCAAGGTAGATACTTTATTGTTCACTTCAAACAAATGTTTTTGCTTGATGGAAAGAAATCAGATTTTTCTTTGGAAGATAAGGCCCGCTTAAATACTATTATCAATCTTTTATGTGAATGGGAACTAGTCCAGTTGGTTGATGAGGATAAGACTTCTGATCCTGTAGCTCCTTTAAGTCAAATTAAAGTATTATCTTATAAAGAAAAGAGTGAATGGAACCTAGTAACAAAGTATTCGATAGGAAAGAAAACTAGATAATTGGAGTATATTATGGCTACTTTGAAATTTTATAAAACTCATGCCGAGGTGCATGAACCTAAGTTTGCTACCGAACAATCAGCCTGTTTTGATTTGTGCTTTTCATCAGCAGGAAAACAAGCATACACAGGATTTACATCCTATAACAAATCTTTTAAAAGGCCTATGTCCCGAGGTAACATCTTTATTGGGCCCAGAGAACGCATTATGGTTCCTACGGGCCTGATTATGGATATTCCAACTGGATATTCTGTAAGACTACATGCCAGGTCTGGACTATCATATAATAATGGCCTAGTATTGGCCAATAGTGAGGGTATTATTGATTCGGATTATTTTCATGAAATATATTTATTAATCTATAACATGTCAGATAATGGTCATGATATATTAAATGGTGATCGAATTGCTCAGGGTGAATTAGTAAAAGTAGAAAAGTATTCTTTAGAAGAAACACCAAAGATACCAACACAAAAGACTAATCGTAATGGTGGTATGGGTTCGACTGGTGTAAAAAAGCTTGACAACCCATCTGAAAAGTGATATAAATAGGTTTGTCTGGATCAAGTAATGTGTACCCGACGAAATTCTCGCCAATATGGGAGAATTATTTAACTTCAACTCGCTAACATAGGAGATGAACATGACAATTAACAGTTACAGTATTCCTCTTTTCGATCCAAATACTTTTCCAGGACTATCCAAGTCTACTATTGGCTTCGATTCTCTATTCAGGCGCCTGAATGACCTAGCTGAAGGTCTACCCAAGATTCCAACTTATCCTCCTTATAACATTAAGAAGGTGGATGAAAATAAATATATTATTGAAATCGCGGTAGCTGGATTTGGTAAGCAGGACCTTGAAATTGAACTTCAAGAAGGTGTTTTGTCCATAAATGGTCGTGTAACAACAGAAGCACCTGACATGGAAGATTATATTTTCAAGGGTATTGCGGATCGCGCTTTCACTCGCAAGTTTACTCTTGCTGATACGGTGGAAGTAAAGAATGCAGACCTGATTAATGGAATGCTCAAAATTTGTCTTGAACGCTTTATCCCAGAAGAAAAAAAGCCAAAGAAGATTAACATCAATAATGAAGAAACTTCTAAAAAGCAATTTCTACGAGACTAATTCATAAAGTGTGGTGGCTCAGGCCGCCACACTTATATCAATCAGAAGGTAATATCATGATAAAATCATTTCTAATTATTATTGCGTTTATAACTTCTTTTACTACTGCTTATGCTGTAGATATTACAGGAGCAGGTGCAACATTTCCATATCCTGTCTATGCCCGCTGGGCAGATGAATATAAGAAAATAACAGGAGTAGTCCTAAATTACCAATCTATTGGATCTGGTGGTGGAATAAAACAAATAATCGCAAAAACTGTAACATTTGGAGCAACTGATGCTCCCCTTACTGGCGAACAGTTGGAAAAAGAAAGTCTTTTACAATTTCCAATGGTAATGGGTGGAATTGTTCCCGTGGTAAATTTACCAGGAATTTCTCCAGGTGAGTTAGTTTTATCTGGTCCTATTCTTGCCTCAATTTTTTCTGGTGAAATCAAACGGTGGGATGATGATGCTATCTCGATCCTCAATCCTACACTAAAACTTCCAAGTAATAATATTATAGTTGTTCATAGATCGGACGGATCTGGCACTACTTTCAATTTCACCCATTATCTTTCTCTTGTATCAAAAACCTGGAAAGAACAAATTGGTGAATCTACAGCAGTAGAATGGCCTGTTGGAATTGGAGCTAAAGGTAATGAAGGTGTAGCGAATAATGTGGCTAAAACTATAGGTTCTATTGGATATGTTGAATATGCATATGCTAAACAAAATAAATTATCTCATACTAGAATGCTCAATCATGCTGGTATAGTAGTAGAACCAAATGAAAATAGTTTTTCAGAAGCCGCATCTAATGCAGATTGGAAAAATACCCCTGGATATGGTGTACTTTTAGCCGATCAACCTGGCGCCAATTCTTGGCCAATGACTGCCGCAACATGGATTCTTATTCATAAAATTCCAGTTGAACCCGTAGCAGATGCTGAAGCAATAAAATTCTTTCTCTGGGCATATGATAATGGAGCTAAAGCCGCTAAAGAATTAGATTATATTCCCATGCCTCCAGTTGTTATAAATTCTGTGAAAGAGTTATTGAGTAGATGAGGTTATTATGTTCTCTTGTGATGAATTGGAAAATATAAGATTAAACCAAAAATTTAATAATAACAATTAAAAGGAAAATTCCATGAAACATATAAAGGCATTCTTCCAAGCCTATAACGCTTGGAAGAAATATAATAAGAATTTAGATGAACTAAAAAATATGACTGATCGCGAACTGAGAGATATTGGCTTAAGTCGAAGCGACATTTTTATTGTAGCAGTTAATAAGTCGATTTAAATCTACACTATATAATGGTGTAGATTTTTTTTATGGAGTATAATATGTTTAAATTGAATATTATTGATACCGAAAAACCTTCATCTCATCTAAATCTAGATTATCTCCACCAATATGGAAACGGAGATACTTTTATTGAAACCGGCACTTATTATGGTGATACTGTCCAACTTGCTTTGAATGCTGGTTTCAATAAAATACATTCAGTTGAACTTGATACTGGGTTATTTGATAAAGCAGTTAAGAGATTTGCTAATAATGATAATGTAAGAATTTGGTATGGTGATTCTGTCGATAGTTTAAAGGATATTCTAGCATTAGTTAATGGGCCAGCAACATTTTGGTTAGATGCCCATGCTTCAGGTGAATTGGTTGGTGGTAAGTCGGGTGGTTCTCCTGTGGTTGATGAACTAACTATTATTCAAGCACATAGTTGTAATGAGCATACAATTTTTATTGATGATCGTCGCCTTTTTGGTTCGGCTGAATGGTCATTTGTAAAAGAAGAAGATGCTATGGAACTTCTCAGAAAGATTAATCCTAATTATAAAATACTATACCTGGACGGTCATGTTCCTGGTGATGTAATCTGTGCCACGGTGAAATGATGAAATATAATTTTATTACTGAACCCAGTGGTCCTAAATCAGTTACCGTTATTACACCAACAATAGGTCAAAAACATCTAATCAAAGCAATTGAAAGTGTGCATAACCAGACATACATGAATGTCAAACACCTAGTTGTGGTTGATGGATTAGAATACTTTGATAATGTAAATGATTATGATTTATCAAAGTATCAGAATTTACAGGTGACGGTATCTCCTGAAAATACAGGAAAAACAGGTGGAAATTGGTATGGTCATAGAATATATTCTGCTTATCCTTTTCTCATTAATTCAGATTATGTGGCCTTTTTAGATGAAGATAATTGGTATGACCCAAATCATATTGAAAGTCTCGTCAATACCTTGGAATCAAATCCTGTAAATGATTGGGTATATTCTCTTAGAAAGATATGCCAACCTAATGGTGAATACCTTATTGATGATAGTTGTGAAAGTTTAGGTAAATGGCCTGTATATTGGTCTATACTAAAAGAAGAGAATAATCGTGAACATCTAGTAGATACTTCAACCTATCTATTTAAAAGATCCTTTTTGATACAAGTATGCCATCATTGGTATCATGGTTGGGGTGGGGACCGTAGATTTTATCATATTCTATCCAAGGTGTTGATGTTTAACAACTATGAAACAACTGGATCACATACTCTAAATTATAGACTTGATGATAATATGGAAAAGAAATATGGAAACAAAGATTTCTTTGTGATTGGTAATGCGGTCGTTTTGAATTATTATGGGGATTATCCATGGCGATTAAAGATTTAATTATTGGTGGTGCTTCTAACTATTCTTGGCAGGAGTTAAAGTATTGGATTAACTCAATTAAAAAGAGTGGATTCCAAGGAGATGTTGTTTTAGTTGCAACCAATATCAGTGCTGAAACTATAACAACTCTAACCAACAAAGGTGTTATTTTATCAATCTATGGCGAAAAGCAACCTGATGGTTCATATAAAGCACATAGTAATGGCGTGCCCCACGTGGAAAGATTTTTCTATATATGGAACTTTCTTAATTCCATAAAAGAAGAATACCGATATGTTATTGCTACTGATACTCGCGATGTAGTTTTCAATAAAAATCCTTCTGATTGGCTTGAAATGTTTTTAGGACTTACGACTAATAAGCTAGTTGTATCACCCGAAGGACTAAAATATAAAGATGAACCTTGGGGAAATCAAAACCTGCTAGATACATTTGGTCCTTATTTCCATAATATACTCAAGGAAAAAATGATTTATAATGTGGGCACCATTGCTGGTAATGCGGATTATGTAAAAGATTTATTTTTGATGATATTCCAAATGAGTGTGAATAGGCCTATTCCTATCGTAGACCAGGCTGTATTTAATTTTCTCATTAATTATGAACCATACAAAAGTGATTTATATAGAACAATAAATGCGGATGAATGGGCTATCCAGTTAGGAACTACACTAGAAGCTATTCAAGAAGGTAATGGCGACATTGGTAGAATCTGTAAGCAAAATCCCACCGAATTGGTTTCATACCAGTTGAAGTATACAGATAAGCAGCCAGATTTGGATAATTTGAATTATGTTATTATACACCAATATGATAGAATAAGTAGATTGAAAGAAAAAATCCAAAAGCTTTATGGAGATGAATGATGATGTTTGGTGATCCTGATTTTTTTGAAATTAAAACTCTAAAACAAATGGGACTATGGCCTACAGAAAAAATGGTTTCACGGGAATTGGCCCCATATATTCGCCGAATGAATAAGCCTGTTAGTATCCTTGAAGTCGGCCATAAGAAGGGTGAAAATGCCATTGATTTGATGGAAAACTGTAATGTTGGATTATATCAAGGTGTAAAACAAGTAAAAGAATATGAACCTGTTTTACAAAAAAATACTAAAGATGGTGTTTCTCCTGCTTTTGTAGTTACCGATGAACCTATTGGTCCTGAATTTGATGTTATTATCTTTGATTGTGATACCAATCTTGAATTATTTTTAGAACAGTATTATCCTTATCTAAGAAAAGGTGGTATTATTTGTGGTAATGGTCATGACACCATGCGAGTAAAGGCAGCTATCACAACATTTAGGCGAAAGAATAAGATCAGTGTTCCAATAAATGTGGCCACAGGAACAGTCTGGTTTTGGTATAAGTCATGAAACCTATACTTAGATTAGGATTTGTAGACTATTTTGAACGATTAGATGATTTCTTTATTGATGTATTATCTCAAAAATATGAAATTGTCCGTGATGATAACCAGCCTAGGTATTTGATCTTCTGTGATGAAACTTTTGGCCAAGAAAACAAAAGATTTGATGATAATCCTGATGTTGTGAAGATTTTTTATACTGGTGAGAACAGAAGATTTTGGAACTATAAATGCCATAAGGCCATCACCTTCGATCATTTTGATAATGAATTCCATTATAGATTGCCTTTATATGTGATAGATTACTGGATGATGGTCAATCGACTGGGTATGCCTACGTTGGAAAATGTTATTCGACGGCCTGATGATCTAAAAACTAAAACTGGATTTTGTGGTTTCATATCAGGTAATGGTGTGTGTCCTCAAAGAAATGCGGCCTTCCATAGTTTATCTACATATAAAAAAGTTGATTCATATGGTCCACTATTCAATAATATGCCATATATTTTACCTCGTGGATTAGAAGCTGCTAAAAATAAAAATGATGTATTAGTGAATTATAAGTTTAATCTATGTTTTGAAAATAGTTCTTGGCCAGGATATTGTACAGAAAAGCTTTTCCATGCCTTTTATATGAAAACAATACCAATTTATTGGGGTAGCACCACATCCAATCTAGATTTCAATCCAAAGGCTTATATCAATTGGCATGATTTTGAAAATGACAGGGAATTTTTCAGTAAAATTATTGATCTTGATAAGAATGATGATAAGTATCTAGAAATGTATATGGAGCCTATTTTAGCTACAAATAAGTATATGGACACGAATAGGTTTTTATCTTGGTTTAATAATTGTGTTTATAGAGGTTGATTATGATAGAAATTATTGATTTCATGAAAGCCCATGAAGTAAAAAGTGTGCTTGATGTTGGAGCTAATGTCGGGCATTTCAGCAGCATACTCAAACATTATATTCCTGAAATGGATATTTTTATGATTGAAGGTAATCCTTTTTGTGATATGCCTTTGAAAAATACTAACTTACCATATGAAATATGTTGCTTATCTGATACTGAAAAATTTATCAAAATGTTTATCAACAAAAATAATAATGTTTGTACTGGTTCTTCCTATTATAAAGAAACTACCAAACACTATGATGATGCTGATTATGTAAATGTAAATACTCAATTACTAGATAATGTTATTCAAAAGAAATTTAGAAAGCAAAAAGCCTTTGATTATATCAAGCTTGATACCCAAGGTTCCGAAATAGACATTATGAAAGGTGGCCCAGAAACCACTAGACAAGCTAGATATATTCAAGTAGAATTGTCTTTGATTGAATATAATAAAGGAGCTCCACTCAAGGATGAGGTTATTCATTTTATGAATTCTATTGGGTTTGTTCCTAAAGTTTTAGTGGAAAAGCATTATTGGGAACAGGACCCATCCAAAGAATTAATTCAGGAAGATTGGATTTTTACAAAATGAAAATAGCGATTTGTTTTTCTGGATTGACCAGATTTTGGGATATAGGCTATTATTTCCATAAGAAATACTTATTGGATGAATATAATGTGGATATTTTTATCCATAGCTGGTTTGATGATAATATGTTTGAACAGCAAAAAGTGCTAGACAGATACAAACCTATTAGTTATGACATTCAAAAAAACAATCAGATTGTTTTACCACAAGAATATCCACGAGGAACTTCACCAAACCATAAGGCCTATAACATCTTTTCTTTTTATAAATCAATTCAAGCCTGTAATGCCCTGAAATGTAAATATGAAAACCTACACAATTTCAAATATGATT